CTTGCAGGAACGTCATCTGCTTTTTCTTTTGTTCCTTCAGGTATAAATCCTCCACCTCTCATATCTTTATCCATACCCGTATTCAATAAATTTCTGTTCATAATACCACCAGCTTCCATTCTTCTAGCATGATGTATACTACCACCATGAGCCATTCCAGATCTAGCTTGTGCTAAAAATTCTGAGAAAGACATTGGTTGTAATCCTTGTTCTTCCATTTCAAAAACATATTGCTCATACATATCTTCTATGTCAGTTTTATATCCTGATGCTACTTGGGTTCCTTCTATACCTTGTTTTTGACTCATTTCATCAAATGCTTGTCTAGCTTTTTTAGCTGCATCTTCTGGTGAAAAACCTAAATCTAAAAACTCTTCATATAAGTTTTGTAAAATTTCATCGTTTTGAGCGTTAGATGCTTGCTCACCATACTCAACACCTTGATCTCTCATAAAATCCATAATATTTAAATCATCTGTTTCTTCTTCTATCTCTACTTCACCACCTCTAGCAAATCTCATCATAGGTACAGGTTCTATATTTCCGAAAGGTCTACCAAATGCGGCTTCTAATCCTCCAACTGCTGATTGTAAATCTTCAGATTTTACTTCATCAGGTAAAAGTTCATTTGCTTTATCAACAGCGTCTTCATAAGAATATATTAAATTTCCATCTGCATCTTTTATATTTAAAAGACCTGTAATTATTTCCGCTCGACCTCCTTTATTAAAACCTATTCTACCACCACTAGCTTTTTTTTCTTTTTTCTTTTTTTGTTTTTCTCTTATTTCTTTTGCAAAATCTTTTAAACTCATGCTTGCTGCAGTCGCTTTCATAACCCCACCAACTTCTCCTCCTTTAGCATATCCATATCTATCTAATACACCGTTTACATAATCTGGTTGATAACCTGCATTAATATAAATATTATAAATAGCGTTTCTTCTTGCTCCTTTATCTTTAAGACCTTGTGATAATAAATTTGCATTATAATCATCTATTTCTTGTTGATTAATTTCTGCAAACTTTGCAGATTGATCTATTGCTGTTTGTGAACCAATTAGTTGTGCTTGATCAAAATTAACACCAGATTCAGGTCTTAAGAAACTTGCTGTCTTTTCTAATGCACTTATAGTTTTAGGATTATTTTTAAAAAAATCCAAACCTGCTGCTGATTCACTTGCAGATCCTAATACATCGGGCGCTATAGACAAAGCAGCTACTCTAGCAAGATTTGCATCTTCATCTGTTGCTGCAGCAGTTCCAGCTGCGATCGCAGCTTTTTGTGCTAAAAGTTTAGCACCTTCTCTCGTAAACAGATTACCTAATCCACCTGTTGATGGACCAAAATAAGCTGATGCAATAAAAGGTAATGCTGGCCTAATCTCTTTAGGTATAATTTTCTTTGCTATTTTACGAACTGGTCTGAATACTTTTTTAAAAAATCCCATAATATTTAATGTGTTATTTAAGTGAAATGCAAGTGGGCTAGTCTTGGTATAGCCAGTAATCTTATATTTTACTTGTTTTTATGCCTCCCGTCAATCAATTATAATTTTGTCTCATTACCCAAAGGCACGTGTTCTACAATGATTTTTACGTCTCTTCGAATATCTTCTGCTTTAGTATCAGTATCTTTATTTTGTACATCTGCCAACGCTTCTGCGTCAGAGAAGTACTCTTGACCTGTTTTCATGTTAGTTAAAGTAACCTCTGTTTCAGGTGTTAAAACGGGTGTTCTACTACCGTTAATCATCTCATATCTTATACTAGCTTTTTGTTCTGTAAATGGCACTATCTATCCTCTCTGTTCATTTCTAATATAGATGCAACTACATCAACTGCACCACTTGTACATTCAACTTTTAATACTTCACTCTCTTCCATAACTAAAGGTTCTGTTAATACTTGTTCTGTTTGATTAGCAGATAAATCTACATCATTATCAACTACAAAACTAGTACCTCCCGCATTAACTAAAGTAACTTTAACAACTGCTGCACCACCTGCATCTTCTGCTACGTTAAGTGATTTAACAATAGAACGTGAATTTGCTGGTACTGTATATAATACAGTTAGTGCTGTTGTCGTTAAACTTACTTTTTCATTTTTGTAAATATTAGCCATAGAACCACGTAAACCTTTCTTGATTTTCTTTTTGTTCTGTTAAAAATGTAGAATTTAATTGTTCTACAATAACAGCTATTGATCTGTTAATCTGTCTTTGGTTATCTACTTCGTATTCTTGTTTAGGTTCTGGAATTCTTATATTTATTTTAGGCATTATCTTCTCCCGTCTGGTTGCAAGTCAGCTTGAAACGTACCAAATCTCCACGCTTCACCTGCTCCTGTGTTCTCAATTTTAATCGCAGCATATCTACCACGTGCTCTTGTATCTACTTTAGTCGTAGATGAAGTAATTGTAAAGGGACTTAAAGCTGTAGCTGTATTAGGATCTGCTGGATAAGCAGCTACTGATATAGTTACATTTGCATTTCCTGTTAATGTTTTAAAGTTAGGTAAAAATCTACGCATAGCTAAAAAGTATTCAGCTGCTCCTTGATCTGTTTGTAAAGAGAAGTCATAAGATTGTATAAAAGAAGTTAACGCTGTAGTAGAACCATCAGGGTTAATTTGATCGGTCCCCGTTTCGTGCTCGAATAATGTACTATTACCTAAACCTGTTAAGCCCACAACGGAAGGAAAAGTACCTGTACCGCTTGAACTATAAGAAGTTGCATAAGGTAATGGATAAACTAATGAGTCAATCCAAGTTGTTCTAATTGCATTTGCATTAGTGCCAGTATACCAATTACCCATTGGCACCTGCATATTTGTTGTTCCATAGTTATAACTTACATATCTATTATTAAAGTTAGAACTAGATGTTGGATACCACCAAGTTACTTCTGTAAATAAATTATTAAGACCAGCACATACTTGTTGACCTTTAGTTGTATCAATATCATCAAATACATAATCTTCAACACTACACGCTAGTGTTTTAACTGTACCATCAAAACCAAAGAAACCATTATTAGACATCCAGTATGCAACACCATCTATTTCTGTAACTGCATTCTTACCAATTAATCCACAGTTTGTGCCTACTTGTTCAAAGCCAAATGTAAAAGGAGCTCCAACAAATTTCATTGTATACAAAGCATTGTCAGTCCAAATAAGAATTGTTTCTTTAGCGACTAGCGCAGATACAATTTTAGTTCCGTCTTGTAGTCTAAATGAACCAGCTGTGTTTGTAGCTAGTGTAGTAAATTTGTTTAGTTGTTCTGAATCAGAAAACCTAATTAACAAATCGTCTTGACTTGATGCATCTCCAATTGTTTCTTCTGTACCAAAATGTATTAAGTGTCTTGTTGTAGGAGATACTAAAGTTAATCTAGATTTTGTAGGATTACCGACTGCTGCTCCATCACTGTTAGTTCCAATTAAAGTTGCAAAAGGAGAGTTAGCCCCGGTCAACGAACCATCTGTACTAGGTGTAGATACCGATGCTCTTTGTGATGTAGGGTCTGTTGCTCCACCATTCCATGTAAAAGTTTTACCATTACCGATAGTTGCTATTAAGACTTCACCAAAAGAATCAAAAGACCAAAGGCCTGGTTCTAGAGTTTGTGTTGAAGCTGCTACTGCAATTCCCCAACCTGTATCTGATCCACCTGTAACGACTCCACCAAATGTAGATATACCAAAACCATAACCATACTCTTGTTCAGCAGGACCTACAACTTCATAAGGTTGTATATCAACTGTGCCATCAGATGAAGTAGCACTAGCTGCGTTTGGTATTGTTGCAGTAAAGGTAGTTAAACTTGGTACTGAAATAACTTGTACAATTTTATCTTCTAAATCGCCTGGTGTTATTCCGCTTGAACCTGCTGCAAAATTATTAAAGACAACCATATCACCCACAGATAATCCATGAGAAACAGGTGCTCCACCATTTTTAGTTGTAACAGTTATAGTTGTTGAAGTATTTGTAGTAGCAATACTAGAAGTTAAGTATTGTATTTGAGTTCCAGCGTTGTCACTTTGAAAAGGTGTAATATCAAATAGTTGTCCTTCAAAATATAAAAGTAAAAATTTATCTGTACCAATAGCTACGTATCTGTTTCCTGCATTATCTACAAAAGGAAACATCTTTCTACTTACACCAACAATAGTGGAACTTAAAAGAGAAGACCAACCACCTATTTTTTCAGGTAGACCATATCTAAATCTTACATTATCAGAATCAGTCCAACGACCCACAGCACCTACAGAGGTATCTTGTTTGTCTATTCCTGGGGCAAATTTAATTTGAGTTAGAGCCATTGATTAGCTCCTAGGTATTTTTGTAACTCCAACCTCTAGTAGCATTAAGATAAACTAGTGTAATAGCTTGACCAGCAGTACTTAAAACTAAATTACCTGCTGCACTATTAAGGTTAGAACCATTTGGATTGATTGTTAAATTGTTAGAACTAAATGTAGCTAACGCATCTATAATAGTTACTTCATCTCCTACGCTAGGTGATGCAGGTAAGTTAACTGTAAATGGGTTAACGTTAGTGCTACAAATTAATTGATCTCCAGCTACTGCTAAATAAGGTGCGTTAGAGTCAGAGATTGAATTGTATCCTTTTTGCATAATACCAATTGTTGTATTTGTGCCATCAGATACTAATAATATTTTTGAACCTGTAGGTACTGGTACAGAAGCAGATGATCCTGTTGTTAGTACACTTAAAGTTCTATTTGATGTGCCTCTTACTGTTGCATCTTCAACTATAAAAACTCTAGTTGCGGTACCACCTGTTGTTGTAGCAGGCATAGTTAAAGTTCTGTCCCCTGCTAAAGTACCTGTTAATTTTAAATATAAATTTTTACCATTAGCTGTAGTACCATCAGCTAAACTTAAAGTAACATTACCTGAAGCCATATCTACAGTCGTGTATCCTGTAGCTGCTTGTTCTAAAATTTCTAGATTGGTATTAGTGATTGTGCCCCATAAACCAGCTTTTTCACCAGTTGTTATTTTCTCTAATGATATATCCGTTGAGTATGTTGAAGCCATATTATAAATCCGTATCTATTGGTGTCCAAACGCCATCAGCATCTGGGTCAATGTTTTGCCATACAATAGCATTTATTGTGCCACTTGCCAAGGTAATTGGTGTTCCTGTTGGGCTAACACTAGCATCAGCTGTAATCGTTACTGTGCCTGTTGTTAACGTCATGGCGTTTCCCGTAACGTCTGCTTGT